GGTGCAGGTCTCTCCGGGGATGCCGAAGCGGCCGCACGGGCACGGGTTCGCCGCGAGGACGAGCTGCACCCGCGCGGGGAACTCGGCGACGGCGTTCGCGCGGTGTATGCGGATCACTCCGGATTCGAGCGGCTGGCGCAGCGCGTCGAGGGCGACGGACGAGAACTCGGGGGCCTCGTCAAAAAGTCTTGACGACACCACGCCGGAGGTTCATAGTGATGCCCAGCAATACGCGTATGAAAGACCTGATCAAACCCACAATCACTCCCCCGATTCGTCCCGCGGCGATCTACGTTCGCATCTCGAAGGATCGGGTTGGAGCTGGGCTTGGCGTCGAACGCCAGGAGACCGACTGCCGCAAGCTCGCCGCTCGCGAGGGCTACGAGGTGGTGACCGTCTTCACCGACAACGACATCAGCGCGTACAGCGGGAAGAAGCGCCCAGGGTATGAGGCGCTAGTGGCGGCCATGCGGTCAGGCTCGATTGAAGCCGTCTTCGCCTGGCACACCGACCGTGTCCATCGACGTCCCACTGAACTCGAGCCCTATATAGAGGCCTCTGACCAGTTCAACATCCCGACCTTCACCGTGCAGGCCGGCCCCCTTCGCCTCGACTCCCCTAGCGGACGCATGGGTGCTCGGATCCACGGGGCGGTCGCCAGCTATGAAGTAGAGATCGGCATCGAGCGCCAGAAGGCGGCGAAGCTCCAGGCGGCACAGAACGGCGAGTGGAGCGGCGGTCAACGACCGTTCGGCTGGCTCAAGGGTGCGATGGAGATCGACGAGAGTGAAGCCGTCATCGTGCGCGAGATGATCGACCGCTTCATCGGCGGTGACTCCTGGAGGACGATCGCGCTCGACCTAAACGCTCGCCAGGTGAAGACGCAGCACGGGAAAGGGTGGAACGCCCTGAAGGTGCGCAACGTAGCCATCCGCCCGCGGAACGCAGGGATCCGCGACCACAACGGCGAGGAGCAGTACGCGGCGAAGTGGCAACCGATCGTCAACACAGAGACGTGGCAACGCCTCCAGACGGCGATCCTTGTCAGTGCCAGTCACTACACACAGCGCGGTCCCTTCAGGAAGTACCTGCTCAAGGGCTTCGCGTACTGCGGCGCATGCGGCAACCAAATGAACAGCTTCAGCAAGCAGCAGCGCGACGGCAGTCATGCCCCCACGTACCGCTGCCGTGCGAATGACGACGAGAAGGGGAAGATCGGCTGCGGCAAGGTGTCTCGGCTTGGCGCGGCCGTTGAGGACCTGGTGACGGACGCCGTCCTGTTCCGGCTGGACTCAGGTCACCTCGGCCGACTGGTAGCGGCGACTCAAGTTGAAGCTCCTCGTCTCCGACAGCTGCTCGACGACCGACAGTCTCAGGAAGCCAGGCTTCAGGAGATCCTGGCGCTGTTCGGCGAAGGTGAACTGACGTTTGAGGAGTACCGGACCGCCAAGACAACAGCTTCCGCTCGTCTGCACGAACTGAGTCAACGGATCAACACGATGACCGCGACGTCAGCCTTCGCGAACGCACCAGTCGGGACGAGCCTGCGGGACGCATGGGACCGTGCCGACCTGTTGTGGCGTCGTCAGCTCATGGACCTGGTTGTCGACCGTGTGTGGATCGACCCAGTTCCGCACCCCAGCGGACGAAAGCAGATCAGGTACAAGCAGTGGGTGTTTGATCCCGCCTACGTTCGAATCGACTGGAAGGCCTGAGCCGATCTATTGGGGTGACGTCTCGTCGCTGTCGCCGACCCGGGCCTCCCACTCCTTGGAGCCGGGACCCATGCCGTGCTGCGGTCGAGGAGCATCTGCTGGCATCTCCAGGAGACCCATCAGAGCCGCGATCTCACCGGCGTAGAGGTGCTCGCCCACGTGAGCCGCAAGGTCAGGGTCTACCTTCTGACCCTCCTTCATGTAGTGCGACAGCGCTCGAATCTGCTGGGCGAACCCTCGCGCACGACGGTCGAAGTCACCGGCTCGGATCTCATCGAGCAACATCGAGACCGCTCCTGCCAGCTCCTCTAAGCCGGCCTCTTCCAGCCGAATCGCCGTACGAAGACTCACGCCAGCTTCCTCCAGGTAGTCCTCCCGCCGCTGCATGAGACCGCCGCCAAGGCCGTCGCCCCCCAGCGCTCGCCAGGCAAGCACCAACTGCATCGACGGGGCGATGATGCCGCGCGCCTCCTCCATCGCGCTTCGTACTTGCTCGGGCGTGTACCCGTGACGCTCGGGATCGTCCTTCATCGCGGCTGGGTCGCCGTAGAAAGTCGCCTTCTTGCGCCACCGCTGGAAGGCGAGGTTGATGTCGGTCGCTGACCAGGTCTGAGTTTCCATGCTTCCTACCTTAGTCAGCGCTGACAGTTTTGCAACTGTTGACAAACTTGTCGCTGTGGGCAAACATGATCGCACCAGTCAGGACAACCGTCCGGCGCAGCCACGTGGAGGGCACCAATGAGCAAGATCCTCGACCTACTGAGAGGCGTTAAGCCGAACAGCGCAGCACCAAACCCGCCGCCGATGACTGAGGAGCCTCCTGGCTTAGACGTCCTTCGGGCCATCGCCGGCTACCCGTCGAGCGTCGGCAGCTACGGCATGGAGACGCAGCGCCATCGAACGATGGGCATCCAGCGCGACGGCGCCGGGAACGTGATCGGCTCAATCGAGTGGATCGACGAGGACGAGCGCAGGCACGCGTTCGTCAACTTCCAGAACAACTGAGAGAGAGACAAGTCATGTTTGAGACACTCGCCGCCATCATCGGACTCCTCGTCGCCGCAGGAGCGGGCGTCTGGATCGGAAGAAAGCTGATCCAGCTGGACAAGAAGCTCCAGCAGACGGGCCGAAAGAAGCAGATCAAGAACGAGCTGACCCAAGCGATGCTCGACGAGCAGTACCAGCAGCAGGCCGCCAGGGAGATCCTCGCTCAGTACGCGAAGACCGGTCGTCTCAAGTGACCTCCTCGGCGGCTGGTCCCTGTCGTGCTTCGTAAAGCCTGGAGCGCTCTCCTCTTCATCGTGGCGGCGGCCGTCCTCATCCAGGTTGCTGCCGCCACGATCCGCCCCTACCTACCGACCATCGCGCTAGCGCTCACGATCTTCTTCCTTGCGGTGGTCGGCCTCGCGATCTTGTTTCTCATCTGGAAGATCCTCCGCAACCGCAGACGCCTCTTGTAAATGAGGTTCTTTCGTATCAAAGTGAAGGCGGATCTATGTCAACGCACCACTCACCCATGAAGTGCTACCAACTGACGTTCCCGTCCGGCCTCACCGAAGAGCGCGTGAGGGCGTTCCTCCGTTCGATCAGCGGCACACTCAAGTCGAGCTGGCTCGGCTTCTTCAACACGCCCACCATCGTCTTCGAGACGTGGGCGGACGACCGCGGCATCATCCATCGCTTGCTGGTTCCCCCTGGGGACGCGGCCTTCATCATCAGTCATCTGGAGACGATGGTCCCCGGAGTTCGTGTGACGCAGGACACAGAGCGTCCGCTGATGCAGTGGGATCAGGTCACTGAGGTGGGCATGAGCAACCCTTCCCGCCAACTGGCCATCTCAGACGGCACCGATTTTGCCCACTCGATCCTGACGAGCGTCCAGGCGCTCGACGGCGACCAAACCGTCCTCATGCAGTGGGTCATCGCTCCCAAAGCGCCTGAGCGGCCGCCCGCCTCGGATCAACGGCCACGGTCGAATGAGATGCGCATCCGCTCCTCCCTCGCCGGACGGATCGAAGCGAGCCACGATGAGATCACGGATCGGCGCGCGAAGCTGGAGACCCCGAACTACATGAGCGTCGGCCGGGTCGCGATCAAGTGCGCCCCCGAGCAGGTCGATCGCCTCAACCGCGACGTTCTGCTCACGCTGTCTGCGACGTCCTCCGGCGCCAACCGCTTCACACGGAAGACCTCAACCAAGGCCAAGTTCATCGAGGCTGTCAACACTGCGTCCGCTCCCCTGCTCTTCCCGGCTCAGGTCAGTGTGATGGAGCTGAGCGCTCTGATTGCATGGCCGCTCGGTACCCCGTACATCGCCGGCCTGCCGAAGAGTCACACCCGCCACATGCACGTCACCAACGCAGTGTCGAACGGCTCGAACGGTGGAACGGTCATCGGGCAGTCCACCGTCCCCGGCAAGGAGCGACTCATCGCCATCGACAGGATCGATCGGATGAAGCACGTCCACATCATGGGGCCGATCGGGTCAGGCAAAACCGCGCTCGCGACGAACATGATCGAAGGGGACTTCCGCGATGGGTTCGGCGTCGTGTTGATCGAAACGAAGGGTGACCTTTTCGAGTCCGCTCTCGAGCGTGTGCCAGAGCACAGGCTCAAGGACGTGATCGTCTGGGACCTGAGCGACACGTCCTACCCGATCGGCTTCAACGTGCTGGAGCAGAGTTCGTCTCGTTCCGCGGTCGACGAGTTGAACGCGCTGCTGGCATCGATGTACCCAGAGGGCGGTGTCATCACGCCGCAGGTGATGTATCACGGCCTCCACGCGCTTGCGGAGGTCGACGGCGGCACGATGATCGATCTACCAACGATCCTGAGCCCCCAGACGGACGAGGAACGAGCCTGGAGGGACGGTTTGGTTGCATCAATCAAGAACCGCGACATCCGGAAGTTCTGGGAGCGATACCTCAAGGCAGACCCGAAATCGCAGGACCGTGAGAGCGCGCCACTTCATCGCCGTCTCTGGCAGTTCAGCACCAGGCCCGAAGTACGGAACTCGCTGGGTCAGAGCAAGTCGACGTTCAAGATGGACGACGTCGTTCGGGAGGGCAAGATCCTCCTGGTCAACCTGAACGGCGTGCGGATCGGGACGCAGACCGCATCGATGGTCGGCACGCTCATCATGAACTCCCTCTGGAACTCGGTACGCACGACGAAGCATGAGAAGCCGGTGATCCTCTACATGGACGAGTTCCAGAACTTCGTGACGATGCCGACGAGCCCAGCAGACATGCTCGCTCAATCGCGGTCGTTCGGCCTGGGCATGGTCCTCGCCCATCAGCACACCGGTCAGCTCAAGCCTGAGCTTCGTGAAGCGGTACTTGCCAACGCCCGGACGAAGATCGTGTTTCAGACCACCCAGACCGACGCGAGGTTGATGGCCTCTGAGTTCGGCACGCTGGTCACCGCCGAGGACTTTATGAACCTCCAGAGCCGGGAGGCCATCGCGCGCGTCTCGACAAGTAGTGGCGTGTCGCAGCCCTTCACGATGCGTACCCGAGACCTCAGCCGCCCCTCGTCTTCGACAACAGCGATCCGAAAGATGTCACGAGCGATGTACGGGCGACCGATCGACCAGGTAGACACAGAGATCGAGACCCGGCGCACCGCCAAGCCGGTCGAACCGACGTCCAGTATGCGGAAGCCCACCGTGGGAGTCAGGGAGTGGACAGACTGACCGTCCCTGCGAAGCAATGACGAAGGCCGAGTGCAGTGAAGCACCCGGCCTTCGTCTAGTTCAGATCTACTTGGCGGCGTTATAAGCGTCGACCACCGTCGCGGGAATGCGCCCGCGGTCGGAAACCTGGTGGCCGTTCTTCTTCGCCCACTCGCGGATCGCCTGGAGCTCCTGCGGGTTGCTCTTCTTCGCGCTGCTGCTGGAGCTGGCGGGCGCGGCGCGTCCGCTCGTCTTACGTGCGACCTCGATGTACTTGGAGAACGCCTGAAGGAGCGTCTCCATGTTCTTCTTGTTCAGATCGACCTCGTAGGAGACACCATCGAGCGAGAAACGCACTGTTCCGCCGTCGTTGTCATCGATGGGGGTGCCGTCCAGGTCGTCGACGAGAGTGAGCTTCTGAGCCATATTGTCCTCCGGGTTGCAATGATCGTTGCCGACTATACACACGACCGCACGAGAAAGCCCCCAGCAATCGCTGAGGGCTTGAGTGTCCGTTGGCTCATCTTCGAGCCTTGACCGCGTCCTGCGCGCTCTGAGCGCGTCTCAGAGCTAGTTCTTCTCGACCTTGTTCTGTAAGAACGCGATCAGTCCCGATGGGATACCTACTGCGAGAAGCAGCGGGATCGTGTTGTCTACGAGGAAGCTGGTGACCGCTTCGGGTACGCCCGGCACTGCCCAGACGACGGCAACGAGGCCGACCAACGCACCGCCGATCGCCTGAATCGCGGTACGGATGCCCTTCCCTGCTGGTGTGTTCTTTGTTGGCTCTGCCATGTAATCTCCTTACTTTGCCCCGAAGAGCTTCTTTAATCCGACGAGTATCATTTCGCCGGCCGTTCGGTCCGCATCGCCGACGATCACCTCTCTGACGACCTCTTTCTCGACCACACGTTCGACCGGCACCTCCTTGATCACTTCCTTGATGACCTCGACCGGCTTCTCCACCGTGACCTCAGTCGGCCGCGCTTCAAGATCAGCGATCTGTGGTCTGTACTGATCCGAGAAGCTCAGCGCTTCGATGCGCCGTGCCCGCCACTCTGCTGAGCGGTCCCAGCCGGACGACACCAGGTCGCGCCAGCTTCGCCCGACCCACCCGGCTAGCTCCTGTTGGTCGAACTGACCCGCGTGGGTCTCGTTGAACGGGTAGCCCTTCACTTCGCTGTTGATGATGCGTAGTAGCGATACATCGTCCCTCGTGATCATGTCTTCATCTCCTTTCAACTCCTTCCATGCGTAACCGCCACCGTTCAGTACCGTCGTTCCGTCAAGGAAAAACGCGGACACGGCAGGGTAGGAATTGTTTATTACCCAGTTTCCATTGGCGATCTGATGCCACCCTGAGCCACTGAACTTCCCCGTGCCGATCTCAAGGTGAATGTGGTTGCCGTATGCATTGCCTGCCGTTCCCTCCTGATAGAACATCTCGCCCTGCTCAATACGTCGCCCGACTGGCAGGTCCGCGATCGAGTTGTCGTGTGTCATACTCACCACCGCGAAGTCCTGGCGTCCGTCCGCGAATTGCACAGGCTCAACGCTCTCGAACCACACCGTGTTGCCGTTGGCCCAAATCTTCTTGATCACCCCAGTAAACGGCGCGAAAGCGCTTTCGATACCCGCATCCGATCCAGCTATGTCGATAGCGTTACTTCCGACATGCGTTCCTTCGCCTGCCCGTGTCGTGATCTTCATCACCTTCATCGGGAAAAGAATGTTCTGCATCACTCGGACCCCTTAGGCCTCAGGTCCAGGGCATGCATCATCAACAGGAGCGCATAGATGCTGCTCAGCAGACCTTGAATCTCGTGAGGTATCACGTAGAGATAATTGGCCAAAGCCAAGATCGAGACAAACGCAGCCGAGATCGTCAGCCATCTGTAGCCCTTGGTCCACGCGTTCACTGCTGTGAAGATGTACGGGATGAGCCGCAGCAACGCGACGAGCGTTGCCGAAATCACGAGGCACCCCCTGCCCAGAACCCGATCGCTGCGGCGATGGCGGCGCCGATCAAGCCGACCGTTCCGACCAGCTCCTTGCTCTGGAACCACTTGTTCGGCACGACTTGAACCGTCCTCGCGTTGGGAGCGTTGATCGTCTGGTTTGCGCTGTTCGGGTGCTCCTTTTGGTACGAAGCGACGGCGAGCAGTCCGGTCTTCCACTCCTCGATAGAGTTGACGCGACCGTTCGTCTTGATGGCTTGCGCCTCGACCCTCGTGAGCTGATCCTGTTGCACCGCTTGACTAGTGCTGATCTCGATCAGCTTGTTCATGATGTCTGCATTGCTCGGAATCGACACGCTAATTTACTCCAATGATTACGATCTCGATCGATCCGGAAGGCGTTCCGGTGATCAACGCGTAAGCAGTGATGGCAAGACCAGTCGAGGCAGATGACATCTCGAAGTTCCAGTTGAGATTGAACGCGGACCCGAGTTGAATCATCGATCCCTGGATCGTGTTGTTACCAAGAGTCGCCATGCCGGTTGGCAGGTTGGACGAGGAGATTGGGATTGTGTACGAGCCGCCTGCGCTGGTAGTCATCGAGTACGTGACTCGCTTTTTCCAGATGGAGAATGTCCCCATGTCGAGCTTTGTCCAGCCGTTTGCGTCGACAGTGACGGGGTGCATGGCGGAGCGAAGCCCTCCAACCGTGACTCTTTTATCCGTTCCGGCCGCTACGTCTCGAATGAGTAGTAGATCCTCGGCTGCCGCATTTGTCTTAGCTGGTTGGTCGGGTATTTGTACCATGGGTCAGTATTCCTTTATAGCCTCAATTTATCATCAAGACGGAGATACAGGAAGCTGTTGGTATTGTTCATTTGACAACTCCTCTTCGATGTCCGCGACAATCGAGCGCTGGTCGTCGAGAATCTCGCCAAGTTCTAGCACAAGCTTCGTCGGCGTGTAGGAGCGGGAAACAATCTGGAGCAGCTGCGCGTCGATGAAGTTACCGGTGTTCTTGATCGCGATCATCTGGCCGAGCTGAATGCTTTCGATGTCGTAGAGCGCTGCGGAAACCTCGATCGTGGAAGTGAAGATCGGTCGAGCGAAGCGCGACATGACCTTGGATGCATAGCGCTGCGCCGACAGCGGCTGAGTGAAGCGTCTGTCCGTGATGCGGTAGACGCCGAGTCCGTGGGCCGTGATGGCTGCCAGATCCTCGAACACTTTGAAGAGCGGTCCGCTTCCGGTGTCACCGCCGACGAAGTAGATCCGGTTGCGCAGATCCTCGGCGCTCTTCTTGATCTTGACGCCCGTCAGGTGCTTGCCCATCAGGAGCGTGTGATCGGCCGACGCCGAGCGCGGACGGAAGTAGACGAGGTTGTCTGCCGGGTTGGCGAACCAGAACCAGCCGGCGTCGGTCTGGTCGAACGCGCTCTTGATCCCTTCGAGCTTCGTGTTCAGGCTGAACTTCGAGGTGATCCCGACGCCGGTGCTTGAGATCGTGGCCGCCGTGTAGCCGATCCTCCCCGGGTTCGTGTCCAGGATCGTCTTGACGATGCTCTCGATCTGAGCGCCCGAGAAGGTGACGGTGGTGTTCGCGCCGTTCTTGATGACCTCGCCCTTGGTCAACTCGGTCCCATGCGATGCGAGGGTGACGGTCACGCCTACCGCAGACCCATACGTCGCCTCGTAGTCAATGATCTTGCCGCGGAAGACAGCGCTTCCAAGCGGTGCGCCTGCGCTCACCTGGTAGGAGTTGCCGTTGGTGTCGGTGTACGGGCGCCCTAGGTGGTCGGTCAGCGGCTCGAAGCGGCCGTAGCTCACGAACACCTCCACCAGATGCCCGTTCTCGACGTCAGTGTCCGGACCGATCGCGTTCGGCGTCTCCGTCGTCACGAAGTACGGCTGACCAAGTTGGTCTGTGTAGGGAGCGCCAGTGTGGTCGGTGAGTGCCGTCCGCTGCTCCAGCATGTTCTCGGCTGAACGTGCGAGCCGGACGGTCGTCGTCGTTCCCGGTGTGTTGATCTGCTGGGTGAACTGGAGGTCGTCGATCACGTCGCGCCAGACGCCGATGTAGGTTCCGTCCGCTTTCGAGATCTTGTAGATGTAGTCCCGGGCCACCGTGTCAGTCGACGGTGAGGGTGTCGGCTCCCCCGCTGCGCGCAGGACGACTGCCCAGGTCGTGCCACGCATGTACTCGGTCGAGTTGATCTGAGCGCCGTACTCAGTGCCAGCAACTGGAGCTGGAGCATCGAGGACGGCTGAACCGGTGAAGTCTCCGTTGTTCGCGGTCGTCAGGTTGGTCGCTGTGCCCGTCGATGAGTACGAGGACGCTCCGTTGCTACCCGCGTACATCGCTACCAAGCGCGAGCCGTCTGCTGGGTTCGTCACCTTGCCCTGGTGCGTCTGCAGGAACTCACCGTCGTCGTCGAAGCTGATGCCCGCAATGGGGTGCGTCGGGTGAGCGCCGGAGTACTCGCGTACGGTCATGGCCATTGCGTTGTAGTCAGGTGTGCCACCTACAACCGGCGTCAGCGCCTTCACGATCGTCGTGCCGGCTGCGACGTTGGTCGCCAGCCAGAGCTGCTGTCCGCGCTGGAAGAAGCGGCTGCGGATCCTGGTCCACATGTTGCCCCGGTTGTCGGTGACCGACGCCGCGACGTTGGCGGAATCCCCTCCGACGATGAATAAGAGCAGGGTGTTGCCCGCCGTGACTCCGTTGACGGTCGTCGTGACTGAGAGGTCGTAGCCGTTCGCCGGACTCACCGAGCCTTGGACGTACTGGACAGCCATGGCTACAACCAGCGCCGCGTGTAGCGAGCAGTCAGGTTTGCGCTCCGGCCTGTGAAGTCGTCGAGGTAGTTGATGACCCCGGCGCCAGGAGCCCAGGAAGGGAAGACGCCTGCGAACGGTGTCGGCACGTTGTTGACGTAGACGGTCTGGTTCAGCAGGTCCACTTCAAGCACGTCGCCGCTCACCCAGACGCGGGTGATGGCGATCCCCCTCAAGGAGGAGCCGTTGGTGAGAGTGACTGTGCGGCTACCACTGCCTGCGACTGTCGTCAGCTCGAGGCGTAGGACGGGCTGTGCCTTGTAGGTGCCGCCAACAGCGATCGGAATTGCCTGCCCGGCGGACGTCAGCGGGTACGACTGGATCAAGAACCGCTCAGCGAGGTCGGACCCGACGCCTGAGGGGACGATGAAGGCGATGGAGAAGCTGGCGCTGGTCTGTCCCTTCGGCCTACCGATGATCGGCTGCTGCGCAGTGCAGATGTAGCGGCGTCGTCCTGAGCCGTTGTCGATCTCGAACGCCTGCTGCGACGGGCTCAGTCCTAGATAGAACGAGTCGAGAGCGACGTCGAGCTCGGCGATGGTGGCGGCGCGGATCCAGCCGCCGACCGTGAACGTCTTCGGGTTCAGGGAGTCGCGAACGAAGACGGCCCCGTCATGCTGTGCGAGGTCCTCCGTCTGGATGTTCTTCTGCGCCGGGCTCCAGACGTCCGTTTCAACGGAAGTGACCGAGGTCGTCTGGAGGTTGAGCGTTCCGTACGAGAGTTGCAGGGCGGGCATCAGGCAGGTGCTCCCATGCCCATACGGGCGAAGCGCTGCGCTTGGTCCTGCTGCTTGAAGAACGCGTCGACGGCTCCAGCGGTCTGGAGGATGACGTTCCCGTTGATGGTGAGTGACGAGCCTCCTGCGGCTCCTGACGCGTCCTGGGAGGCGGTCTTCCACGCCGGGGTCACCTGTGAGCCAGCGGGCATGTTGATCAACTCGGGACCGTGCTCACCCACCAGCGTCGTGCCGCCTGCGGCGTAGTTGGTGCCGATCGCGCGACCTACAAGCGTCTTGTCGTAGTTGATCGCGTTGTTGGTGACCGCGTTGTTTTGAGCCTTGTAGTTCGCCGAGTAAACCCCAGATGACTGGATCTTGATGTTCCGATCCATCATCTGTTTCGTCTCGTTCAACGCGTTCTTCGTCGCAGAATCCTGCTGCCTAATGGCGTTCGTCATCTCGTTGAATGCGTTCCAGACGAGAGCGATAGATGCGAGGGCCGCTGCCACTGCTATTGCGGGAAGAGCGAACGGCGTCATCGCCAGAACCTTGAATGCGGTGAATGCGGTACTGACTCCGCCGATGGCAGCGGTCGCGCCCACCTGAAAGAGAGCGAAGACAGGGGCTAGTCCTGCCACCGCGAGGGAGACTCCCCCAACAACCGTGACGAGCCCCACGAGGCCGGTGGTGACGATCAAAACGCCAGCAGCTAGCTCAGGATTCTTTTCGATCCAGCCAGAGATCGTCGTGAGGATCGGCGTCGCCACTTCAAGTAACTTCAGTAGAGCTGGTTGAAGTGATTCGCCGATGCGCTGTCTGAGCACCTCGGTCTGCGCAGCCCAGACAGCTTGCTTGCCGGCCGCGCTGTTAGCGAGACGTGCTGCATCACCTGCCTGCGCGTTCGTCTCCTTGAGAATGCCGTTGAAGATGGCCTGACGGACACCAGCGTCGCTCGACGCCTGGCCGAGATCCTGAGCACTGTAACCGGCCTCGGTGAGCATGACGCTGAGGTTCTTGGTGACACCCGCGTTGTCCACGAGAATGCTGTTGCCGTTCTTAATACCCTCCGTCGCACTGGAGACAGCTGCCCCGAAGGAGAGCGCACTCTGCCGCCCGAACGCCGCTGAGTTCTTAAAGCGGTTCATCAGAGTCGTTGCCTGGTCGAGGTTGAAGCCAGCCGCTAGCAGGTTCTTGAGCCCCGTCGCGGCATCAGCAACGGTCATCAGCCCATCAGAAGCGAGGTCCTGAGCCGCTGCCTTCGCCGCGTCGGCGCTGGTACCGAACGCGGTCGCCACGCTGCTCAGACCGGTGAGCGCGGCCTGGAGCGTGTTGGCGGAGTCGACGGTGGACGACATCACACCGATGAGACTGCGGGTGCCCAGCGCTGCTGCGGCGGAAACGCCCGCGAGCGCTCCAATGTGGTCGTTGAGGCCGCGGACCGACCTCGTACTGTTCTCCGACTGCTTGCCGACTTGGTCGATATTGTCGCCAACCGAACGAACCACCTTCGAGGCGTTGTCTTCAGCTTGAATAACGATCGATATTCTGTTGGCCATCTAGTTAGTAGTCGCTATTTAGTTACCTTGTCTTGTTTTCTCCAATGTAGCACGGTCACGATCGAGCGACCATATAACGAATGCCCGTTCGATTTCAGCCCATGGAGTAGCCGTTGCTTCCGCGTATGAAAGGTGCATACGCTCCATGTAGCGGAACAACATGACCTCAATCGCGATGTCCTCAGAAGTGCTCGTTAGCTCTCGGACGATGTAATTTCTGTACTGCTCTCGTCGATCTTCGGCAAGGCGCTCGCTTCGGCTGCCTTGCGGATGTCTTTTGGGTCCAGGTCGAACCCGTTGATAGCCGAGTACAGGTGGTCGCATATCGCAACCGAGGCAGCCGTGTCGTCGCCTGTCATGTCAGCAAGGGTGAAGTCGGACCCGTCAAACACCTTGATCTTGCCGCTGATGAATCGATCCTTCACGTACTTCACCTGGTACGCGATCTGCTCCTCGTCGGACTTCTCTCGCAACTTCTCGGATAGAATCGCCTGCTGGTCTGCGTAGACCGCCGGAATGACGTAGGCGAAACATTCATCGTCCCACTGCTCGCTCAACCCCGCGAGACTGACTTTCTTCACTGCTGCATATCTTTTCTCTGCCATAGACCCTTTCTCTTACTGGGGTTATTTACTCACACCTAGGCATAAAAGAAAAGAGCCCCGTGGGGCTCCATCTTGTCGTACACAGCGTCCGCCATCACTAAGCCGCCACGTACGACGCTCTCGTGTTCTTGAGTAGTGGGACGATCGAGCTGTTCGTAGCCGTGTCAAACTCGCAGAAGAACTGCACTGTCGCCGTGACTACCGCATCGCGGTCGCGGGTCATCTCCAGCTCTCGGTAGCGAACCTTTGAGGCAGTGAACGCAAGACTGTCGTTGCCGTTCGAGATGGTGATGCTCATCGCCTTGAGGGCGTTGCTGAGGAAGTCGTCCTCGTACTGGGTGTCGCCCAGCCGCACGACGAACTCACCGCGCGCCTCGAAGGCTCCGCGGTCGAACTCAGCTGCATCGTCTGTACCGAGTGGGAAGAACGCCTCAGACGTGCGCTCGAGAGTGAGCGCCACACGGCTCGCCTTGACCGCTGGAGACGCGCCCAGACCTGCCGTGTTCGCCGCCACCTTGAGGGTGACGTGCTTACTCGTGAACTCCGTCTCTGATGCGAGCGCGATCGTCTCTGTGGAGGTGGTGCCGATGCGTGCCTTGATGGCACTCGACACCTCAACCCAACCGCCGGCCTCGGCCGTGATCTCCAGGTTGTCGAACGTCGTGTACGGGTGTCGCTTCGACGCGAGCGGCGACACGACCGCAGCCGTCAGCGTCTTCGGGATGCTCGACTGGCTGTTGGAGAAGGTGTGCGGGTAGACGCCGCCGACGGCGGTGCCGGTGCTGACGTTGCCGAACATCCCGAGGAGCATCGCGCCGATGGACTGCACGGTGACCTTGCCGCCGATCGTCCCCTCGACCCACTTCGCTGTCACCTGGCTGTCGTTGACGCGGTCCACGACGCCCATGGCGCTCTCGTTCTCGACCGTCGTCTTCTTCGGCTGGATCCCCTGGGTCAACCAGTGGAGCCAGAACTGCGGAGCGACCGGCGTTCCCGGCGTCGCTTCTATTCCGAGCCCGATGGCCTCGCGTCGTCCTATGTACTGGTCACTAGTTGGCATCACCTACCTCTTTCTTCTTTGATTGATATGCTTCGAGGGCTTCCTCGTAAGACGTTGCCTCGATCGACACACCAGTCTCAGGGAAGAAGTAGGTTTGCACCTCCTCTGACGCTTGTTCTGTGGATTTGCTCTTTACCATGATTTCAATTTAGAACAAAGCTTCTCTTTTGAACAGGACTACTCATGCTCGACGATATCGACGGAGTAACGCAGCGTGAACGTCACGTGCGCTTCGAGCGTGGTGACGCCGTTCGATCGCGGAGCGACGCCGTACTCGGTGGTCATCGCGTCTGACACAGAGACGATGCCCTCGGTGACGTACTGGCGGATCGCGCCCTTGACCGTGCGGTCCAGAAAGCGTCCGGTGAGCGGGTCACGCGCACCGACTAGCTCGCGGATGTCGCGCTGGTTGTAGACGACCTCTTCGGTCTTGTCGTTCGTGTAGCCATCGCGCTTGTTGAACACGAGCTTGACCATGATCGTCTCGGTCACGTCGTCCTGGCCGAAGGCGGCACCCTCGGTCACGTCGTTCAGCTCCGTCACGACCACGCACGGGAGGTCGAACGCTGCGATCGCTCCAGGGTCGTCGTCGAAATACTTTTTGAAGGTGGAGCCGAAGGTGCGCTCCATCAAGTTGAGGACTCGAATCACGTTGTCGCTATACATCAGCGCGCCTCATCTTGCGGTCGAGGTCCTGCGCGATGAACTGACCGATCTTCGTCAAGCGGGTGCGGTCGACGTCCATCATCTTGCGCTCAGGCACGCCGCGGCCCTCGTCATGGAAGTAGAAGTAATCCTGCGTGTTGTAGAAGCCGACCGAGTTGCGCGTCGCGGTGAAGCGGAACCCCTCGTTCATGTCGCCACTCTGGATCAGGTCTGGTCGGCCAGGGAACTCGTGCGCCTTCTGCAGCGCGTACGCGTCGCTGAGCGGCTGCCACGGCTTGCCGATGACACCACCACGGGACACGAACACCTCCCCCGAGAAGAACCCGACGAGGTAGTCACCGACGTCGTTCATGGCGTCGGTCAGATCGAGGATGGACGATCCGAACTTGCGGATACGCCTGGCGAGCTCCTCACCACCTTGGATGGAGACGACGATCTGAGCCATCGCTACCACCTCTGCTTCACGGTGAACACGTTGGGCTCGTCACCGAAGTAGCTAGACACCCCCTCGTTCGTGTTGAGGTTGTTGCCGTCCTCGTCAACGATCGAAGTACCGCTTGAGGCGTAGGCAGACACCGCGGCGCGTGCGTCCTTGAGTCGCTGGGCGTAGGGGTTTACGTCCCCGTAGGCGTTGGTGAGCAGCATGGCCGCGGCCAGCTTCTCGCTCAGGACACGCACGGCGTCAGGCACGGGCTTGAACGGCACGGTGTACGCGAGCGCGAGGGTGGAGTTGATCTCCGTCTCAGCGGCACGGCGTTGCTGGTCGACGTCGAGGTCGCTCAGGTTGGTCGCGTTGCTGAACCCAGCCTCAGACCGGATCGCCGCGATCGTCGCGTAGTGGCCGAAGTCATCGCCGCGCACAGGCTCGGAGTTGGATAAGGCCGTCTCGTCGTTCGTAGCGGCGTTGTAGTAGGTCGAGCGGTACCAGAACGCACTGGACCCGCCAGCGTCCGTGTAGTAGCTCGAGAGCTGGTCAGGATCGATGTTTCGTGTGGCGAGGACCGTGAAGAAGTCGTCAGCCGGCACCGAGCCGTCGATGTTCGCCGCTCGGTAGATGTGGATCAGGTCGCCTACGACGGACGTGACGGGCTCGAACTGCGAGTGGTTCAGTGTCAGCGGCGTGAGCAAGGTGAGCACGGTCGGATCAGACGCGCTGGCGATGACGGCTCGTTCACAGCCCTCACGGCTGAGCGCACCCACGTAGATAGTGTGTCCGTCCTCGAAGCCCTGAGTGCTGCGGACGGAGATGGAGGTCGAGCCAGTGGGAGCACCGGCTGTCAGCTCGCTGCGCTCCCGGATGTTGCTTTCGACGAATGACTGGATCTTGAGGGTTGTTGCCATGTGGTGCCTTCGGTCACGAGGACCTGATTACGGTTAGCGCGGGCGTGTATCGGAGCAGGGTGATGCTCAGTGTGTGTTCCGCGAGAGCGCGCGCGGCGGTGATGCGGCGGTAGGACGCAAAGCTGAACGAGCCGAACGCTAAAGAGCCGATCATGCGGACGTTCCAGGGCCGACTGGCTTGACGCTTACAACATTCATACTTGCCACTACTTATAAGGAAATAGCGACCATATTACAAGGGCTAGAGAGCGCCAGCTATGTCATTGAAGGTCGTGAGAGGCTCATCGGCAGGCTTGGCCTTGGCTAACTTCCCGGAGCGGTAGTCGAGGACCCACCGTTTCCCACGGAAGTCATTGAAGAAGACCGATACCTTCCTGCCCGTAATATCCGTAGAATAGAAGATCGCCGAAGCTTTCTCGTTTCGAGGCAACAGGTCAATTTTGATATTCATCGGCCCGCCCTCATCATCTCTTGCTGCGGCGCTTCGCTCCTCGAAGCCACCAAGCTGGAAGGTCGGCAAGTTGAGGGTGGGGAAATCAACACCACCGTGACTACCCGCTGTCAGATGCACCTTGATATTCGACTTCGCGCGTCCCTCTTCGTTCAGCAGTTTGACTGCAATGCCGTACAAAGTGCGGTGGTGGTTGTCGGCGCTCGAGTAAACAACGCTCGCGCGCAGCCCTTGAGCATCAGCGTCGCGCCGATCAAAGAACTGAAACGCCTGGGTCACGGTGGCTACTAGTAGCGCCAAGACCGCGACGAGTCCCGCGGTCCAATCGGCGAGGGATCCTAATTCCATTATTTCCTCGTCCTAGGCTAGGAGATCGACAACGGGGCTGCCGATGGACAGCTCATTCGCGTGTAGGTTGATCTTCGCTGTCCTTCGTTTCGACATGAACTTCCTGCTCCGGACATCCCAACCCCACATCTGCCCCGAGCTATCGCGGAAGACCACCGCGAGCAGCTTGACGCCCTGACCTATTGGAAGGTCCAACTCGTACTTATCATTCGCGTCAAGCGTCCCGACCTTGTCCATCCCGTAGCGGGGCGTCCGCCGATGAACCTGGTAGTAGAGATGCAGGGCACGGAAGAACCCGATGGTCTTGTCGTCGTACCTCTCGCGAAACTCAGCACGCAATAAGACGAGCAGCTTCTTCCACGTCTGACGAATGACCTTGCGGTCGGCCCTTGATAGGTCGTACAGGATCTTGCATTCGGTGAAGGGAAGATCCGTCCTGCTGTCGAGAACGACCACGTGCGTCCACGGGTCTGAGGACCGATCGAGTCGCGAGTCGATGAGTAGCAACCGAGCATGCGACTGCGCGTGTTGCTGTCGATCGTGCCTGAACGCCTGTGCCGCTATGAGCACGGCGAAGGCAGTCAACAGCCCAGTCACCCAATCTGCAGTCGAACCCCACTCCCACTGCCGCATATCCGAGGTACCTGTCAGCCACTCGGAGAATCCGCCCCACCACTCGTTCACCCGCTCACCGTAGCGGGCTACACGACCATGACGGTCGCGATGGTGCTCGTGATCGAGCGGCTCGTGCTGGCTGCGTCCCACTGCACCGTGACGTCCGGCGACATGTCTGCCGTCGTGTCGATCGACGTCATCGCTCCTGCGTTGTCGATGTCCTGGAAGAACTTGCTCGCGCCGATGGAGTACGACGCTTCACCGCCCACGATGACCTTGCCGGCCGTGCCGACCTCGCGGACGACGATGAGGCAGTCGAAGGTGCAGGCCTTGTTGACCGCACTGGCGAGCAGCGCGGACGTCACGACTGAGGCGACGATCACTCCCCCGAGCTTGACCCGGATGGTGAGTGACGAGCCCACGAGGGGTGTTGAGTAGATCCCCTCGCCGTGGATGCGGATGCGCTTGCCCACGGTGAGCGCGTTGGCCTTGATCAGGTTCGAGCCAACACCGGTACCGAGCAGGCTCGTCTCAGCGGTCGTGTTGGTGATGGTCTTGTTGACCGTCTGGGAGAAGATCACGCTGTCGGCGTTCGGGTTGTAGGCCACTAGATCTTCCTCCAAGCGGCTCCGTTCGAGACGTAGGAGTTCGTGTTGCCCGAGACGACCGTGTCAGTGGTGGACGACCCGGTGTTGCCGACAACCTGGCTGCTCGTGGTGGCGATCGTGACGGTGCCCGCCGAGGAGTTGATGATGTCGTAGCGCCGGCCAGTGATGCTGGCAGCGGTCGGGAGGGTGATCGTGACGGCGGCGGTGACCTCGACGACTTGGTGGCTGGCAGAGAGAGTCAGAGTGGTAGAGGTCGTTATGAACCCTGTTGAAAGCGAACCGGTCAAAACTGCGTTCGTCAGCGTTTTGTTCGTGAGTGTCTGCTGATTGGTAGCCAGCACCACGGTCCCGGACACGTTGGGCATGGTGATGGTCTGATTGGCGGTCAGGGTCGTGGGGTTGATCGACATGCTGAATCCGCCGCTCAAAAGCGAAACCCCTGCCATCGCCGTGATTGCGGAAGAGAAAGTCTTAGCGCCCGGAACTGTTTCGGCGCCTGCTAGATGCACTACAGCGTTGTCAAGAGCTCTGAGTCCGATCGCGCTCAGAGTCGTGGTTGCAAAGTTCGGGTCATTACCGAGTGCGGTAGCTAGTTCGTTCAGGGTATCGAGAGTCGCTGGCGACGAGGCGACAAGGGATGCGATGGATCCATCCACGTAGACCTTGTTAGCGGCATCAGTGCCTACAATCGGGCTCGCTACATTCGCCACAACGGCACTACGAGCGTCAATGCCAGCCGACGCTAGCGCACGACTGACTTCGTTCCAGGTTGATCCGTCCCACTGGAACCCGTAAACGTCAACAGCACTCGCGCTCGACGAGAACAACAGACCTCCGCGGGCGGGACGGACATTGGCCGACGTCGAGGGGACACGACTGCCAGTTGCATCCTGGATCAACTTGAGCCAAAGAAGGTCGCCGGCTTGCCTACCATTAGTGAAGGTTAGGATAGCGTTGCCGCTTAACGTCAGTGTTTGCAGCATTCCATTCGTTCGGTTCACCGTCACAGCAGTCGTCACAACACCGAGGTCGAACAACGAAGACGGATTGTGTCCACTGTTCATCTGAATCTGTGACGCCTCCCCCGCATCTGAGATACCCGCGTTCAGGTTGTTCAGGACGTCACAACCGATGATGGTAGTGAACTGAGGTGCAAAACCATTGGTAGCGACAACGTTGATACCTACACCCTGAGTCCTGGGCGTGAGATCGTCATAAGCTCGAACCCCCAGGACTAGCGTCGATCGGGTATCAACAGGGGTTTTGTTGTTCTCGATGCGCACGCCGTTCACGGTGCATGACGCGGCCGAACCACCAATGATCTTGTTGTTGCGAGCATTCAGGATGAAGATGCCGTTTTGAGTGACCGCATTCCCGAATACATCGTTGCCGGTGAGAGTGTTTCCGTGTGAGAGAACGTAGATGCCGTATCTGCCTGCACCGTGCACCACATTGCCAGTGAGGGTATTTCGGACGGAGCCACTTGTGACCTGAATGCCGTCGGTTGCAGCCCCGAAAACTTTATTCGCTGCGAAGGAGTTGTCCGTAGTGGTGATGTCAACAAAGATGCCGTTCCCTCCGGTACCGGCGACATTCTGACCAGAGCCCCGGATTATGTTGCCGGTTACCGTGCAATCCTTGACCGATTCATTCAAGCTGATACCGTGGCGGCCGGTCTTCACAATGGTGTTACCCGACACGGCGTTCCCGTAGCTGCTGTCTGTGATTCGTATTCCATCTTCACCGTAGTTGGTGATGGTGTTGCCGGTGATGGTGTTGCCGAAGGTCTTAGATCCACCGATGAGGATGGCGTCACCGTAGCGAGTTGTCGGCAAGTATCCATCGAAGTATCCGTCGTCATGGAAGGTGTTGCCCACAACGGTGTTGCCGGTGGTATCAACAGCCGTACCGTAGATGTTGACCGCATTGCAGTAGTGCCGGACCTCATTATCCCAGATGCGGTTGTAGCTCGACCCGGCCTCAAGGAAGATGGCAACTGTGTCGTAGTTGGGGTTCGAGGCATCGAAGTAATTGCGACCGATCGATCCATTGCTCGCATTCTTGAGCCGGGTGTTTCCCGAGTTGCTAACTCGAACGCCCTCGATCACGTAGACCGAGACATTCTCAAAGTTGAGCCAATGAAACGGAGCTGCGGTCTGGTTCAGATAGTTACCATCCACCGAAAAGTTCCGCAGCGATATGTTCGCGTTTCCGTTCGTAGTGTCCAGATTCTTGAACAGGTAGTTGTTGGTCCCGGCTTTCCGTCTGAAGACTGATCCTGGACCCGAGGCATCGATGCTGCTCCCACTCGGCAAGTTCAGCTGCCGCAGGATGAACGTACGGTTTGGAGCCCACACGGGTAGACCGTCCGTTGCTGACAGATTTAGCGCCATTTGGAACGCGGCTGTGTCGTCGGTAACGCCGTCACCCACCGCTCCCAGTGCCATCACGTTGTGCACTAGATCAAAGAGATCCGTCTTGTTCGCCTTGAGAGCGAGCGCGCTGCTCGTCGCCGTCGACACCGGCTTGCTCGCATCGCTCGTGTTGTCCACGTTGCCGAGCCCCACGTCACCCTTCGCGAGGGTGACGGCGCCCTGCCTGCCCGCGACCGACTGAACGGGCGCGGATGCACCGGCTTGGAAGGCGTCGACGTAGCCAGCCGGGTTGCTGGCGTTGTACTTCGCGTTGAGAGCCGTCTGTACGGCCGCGGAGACGGGCTTCGCTGCGTCAGACGTGTTGTCGATCAGGTTGAGGCCGACGTCGGCCTTGGAGAGGACGACGTTGCCTGTGCGGCCGGCCACAGTGCGCACGTCGCCCCGTAGGTCGAGCCCATCGACTAGCTCGTCGACGTACGTCTGCTCCGCCTTCGTCAAGACGGCGTCCTCGATCGCCTCGAGCGTGCCCGCCGTGACGGTGCCGGCGATGACCCATCCAACCTGCACGGTCTTGCGGATCGAACCCTCCGTCCCACGTTCGAGTACAAGCGAGTCGCCGTTCACCGACGTGATGCGCGCGATCTCAGCGTTGTCGTAGCTCGGGTCCTTGCCGTACGGCGCTAGGGTCACAGGCATGTCGGGAGCGAAGAGGAAGCCGTCGCCGGGAGCGACCTTGAAGGTAGTTCCGGACGTGCGATCTGCTGGCACCGAAGCCACAAGGGATTGGGCCAAGTTCTTGTGAGTTGAGAATTCCATCTACTTCTAATAAAGCACATAAGTGACTGGTTTGACACGAACAGAAAGCCGGAGCAATGGATTTTACGACATCGACCGCCCCGTGGTTCTTGGTGGCAAGCCTTGCAGGTCTTTTCACGATCCTTGGTAGCACGCTATCTATCGTTGGCACTCGAGTCAATGATGAAGCTAAAACGAAGCGCGAAGACAAGCGCTTCTGGCGAACCCAATTCCGGGATGCGTCGATGAAGTACGCACTAACCCTAAGCCGGGTGCTTGACGAGCTGGGCAAGCTACCTGATGATAAGTACGCGAGTAAAGAAGACGCAGACAGCCCAGTCATAGTCGGTTTCGAAGAACTTAGCAAGGACCGTCAGGCCCTGTATTTCTCGGGCAATCGGGAATGCCTCCGAGTGACCGCCGCGGCTAAATATGCGATAAACAAGTATCTAAGCAAAAAGATTGACGTTAAGACCTTAAGGGGGTATCTTACCGAAGACGTAGATTACTTCGTGGTGCTCACACGTAGCGCGACCGGGATGGACTCGAGCAGGCCAGAGAGGAGAAGAAGGCAGTCTGACATTGACAAACGGTACAAAAAATTGGAAGCACTCGGTTAAGAGTGCTTCCATTGGTCGACTTAGCTTTTCAGTCGTGCGTCGCTGCTTCGATCGCCGCAACGATCTCGTCGCGGGTGTTGTCCTTCGTGACAGTCAGCGCCAGCCCATCGGCCTCCGCCTGCGCAAGCAACTCAGCCTTCGTGAGCTTCGTCGTGACCTGCTCGTCCTGCGTCGCTGCTTCGATCGCCTCGATGACGAACTGGCCGTCCTCAGTGATCTCGGTGACCTGCTCGTCAGTGAGCGGTCCTTCGTAGCCGTACGCCTTCATCACCGTCACGCCAGCGCGGATACGCTGTTCGTACGGGAAGTTCCACGGGAGCGTGACCTTGTAGTTGGTGTCAGCCATGGTCAGCCTCCTAGCTCGCTACCGCGCCAACGATGAGCTGGTGGTTGCCGTAGCCGGCGTTGTGACGAGCGCGTGTTCCCCAAGTGAAGATGTCCTTGTCGAACGCGCGGTCGCTGTTGAGGTCTGTCTTCGCTACGAGGGTGATCGCTGTGCGGATCTGCATGACGAACGGAAGCAGGCCTTCGTTCAGGTCAGCGAGTGCCCACATCTTGTCCGTGACACTGAGGTACGGCAGCTTCACGATCTGGTAGCGCTGGTAGTACGGATTCGCTGCACCACCGGCGAGGGTCGGCACGTTCACGAGGGCGTTCGCCGCTGCGTAGTTGTACGGACCAACGAGCAGGTGAGTGCCGCCGTAGCCGAGTGGGTCGCCCTTGTCGTCTGTCTGGCTCGCGAACAGTAGTTCAGCCGCGTCAGTGTTCGCGCCGGTCAAGTCCTTCGCTGTGCCGAGGTAGTTCGAGCCGGTGCTCACACCGTTCACAACGTGAGTCGTGTCGATGAAGTTGTTGCCGTCGAAGATCGGTGTGCTGAACCCAGCCTTGAACGCTGCGGTGATCAGCTTGGTGTACGCCTGCGCTGCCTTCGTAGACAGAGCGTTGACCGCCAGCATGATCTGGTTGGTCTGGTCGTCTTCGAGCGCATCGCGGTCAACGTCGAGAGTCGATTCGAACTTCTTGTTCGTGATCTCGTAGTTGAATACGCTTAGTGAGCCGGGGATGCGCTCAGACTTGAACTCACGAAGGCCTGGTACGGCTCCGAGCCACGCATAACGCTCGCTGGCGTTCTTGCTGTTGACCGGCATCGCGATTTGCTTCCACAGGTCCGCGTTGGGAGCACTGTCGAAGCGTTTCTGCCATGAGATATTGATGTTCGTGTTGAGTCCTTGCAGAAACTCCTTGGTGATAACTGTCATCTAGTGGATTCCTTTCCTAGACCTTAGATTTTTACGCGCACTTCAGTTGCTGATACGAACTGTACGACTCGACCGACTGCGACGTCATTGGTAGTGGTCGCAGCGAGCGCGACGAGGTTGTCGTCGACGCTGTGAACGAGTTGGCCGACCCATGCTTGAGTCGCGCCAGCGCAGTTCATCGAGAACACGCCCTCTTTCCACACGCGGACATACTTGTCGACGTCCTGCGTGCCTGCGCTGTCTTTGGTCTCCATCGCGACGCCGGCGAACACTTCGCCTGCCGTGTCAGAAGCCTTCTTAGCTTGACCTGCCGCGTTGTAGTTGACGTTGCTGCCCTGGAACACCTTTGTAGCCGGAGCAAGGATCACATCAACAAGGATGCCTTCTTGCCTTTGGTCTGGACGTGATGCTGTTAAGTTTGCCATTTACTTGATCCTTCCTATTTACCAGCCGCTGCGGCTGCTTCTTTTTTCTTGTACTCAGCGATCTCTTCCGGCGTGTTGCCGAAGTCGCTGCCGAGGCTCTTGTCCTCGTCGGTCAGTTCGACCCCGACTGGCTCGCCACCGTCACCGCTCGCTGCGGACGCGATGAGCTGGTTGGTAGGGAGCGCTTCGAGGAACGCGCTGAGGCTCGTGCGCTGGCTCTCGCTCGACGCCATGAGCAAGCTCACCGCGCTGTCGAGCTGGTCGCTCTTGATCGCGCCGCGCTCGATGTGAGCAGTGACGGACGCTGTGAGGCGTGTCTTCAGCAGTTCTTGCTGCGCCTCGCGGCCAGCCTTCGCGTCAGCCTGTAGCTGTGCGATCTGTGACGCCGTGAGTCCGTGAGCGCTCGCCTGAACGCCCTTGGCGTCTTCAGCAGCCTTGCGGTCGGCTTCGGCCTTCGCATCGGCGTCAGCCTTCTCCTGAGCTTCGCGAGCTGTCTTCTGCTCCTCAGTCTCTTCGTCGGTGAGTCCGAACGCTGTGCGCTCTTCATCGGTGAGTTCTGTCTTGTGCTCAGCGAGGAATACTTTCTCCTCGTCGGTCAACTCGTCTGCCTTCTTGGCACGTAGTGTGGCTAAATCCATAGATTCTCCTTCGTTGTGTTTATCGCTGCCGCCAGCGTCGCGAGACGCCATGACGGGTTTCAGCTTCTTGAATAATGGGATGTTCGTGAGTGCAGCGCCCGTAAAGACGTTGTCAACGAACTCGCCCTCGACCTCTGGGTTCTCCCACGGGAAGTCCCGCGGGTTCCACTCAGGCGAGATGTACGCGTACTCCTCTTCCTTGAGAGAGCGAGCGCCCTCTCGCGTCCACTTGACGCTCCCCCACAGTTCAGTGCCGTTGTTCTCGAGAAACAGGCCGGTGATCCATGCCGCAGCCTTGCCGCCCATGTCATGCCCGTAGTTCAGCGGTGCGCGGTTCTTGTTCTCCGCAACGAGGCCAACTCCGGACTCGAAGTTCGTCACCATGTCAGCGAGGTCATCGCTCGTCATCTCGAATGCTCCGTGCCACGGCGTGTGCCAGTGGCCGGCGCTCATAAGGTGAATAGCGGCTGGTCCGTTACCGTCGGCGTCTGCCGAGATCTTGATTAGTCGTTGTACCGCTTTACTTGCCATATCTGCCCTCAATATGAAGTGGAGGGGCAGTTCTGTCAACGCTATTTCGGGTAGTTGATGATCCGACCGCAGCGGCACCGCGGGTGGCCTGGTGGGCGTGCGACCTCAGCCCCGTTGCCGAGCGTGAAGAGCTTCCCGAGCGGCACGGTGACGCCGTGGAGGGGGCGACAGAGGAGACAGGCGCCCAGCAGGGCGTCCCACGTGCTGCTCTCAGCGCCCGACTGGACCGCGAAGTCCTCGATGCCGCGCTGGTAGGCGTTTACACTCTCCGTCTGCGCGATCATCTCGGCGCGCTTCGGGTTCGCCACGCGCTCACGGATGCGTGCGGTCATCTGCTCCAGGTTCTCGCCCTGGGCGATGCTCGACTGGATTGACTGCTGGATGTAGCGCCGGGTCGTCGAGGTGATGTCCTTCACCAGCTCCGCCGTGTACTTGGCTGCTGCCTTCTGGATCGACTCGCTGAGAGTGCTGAACCCGAGGTCTCGCAGGTAGATCTCCTCCCCCGCGTTCGCACCGATCACCGCCAGCTCGACGAGGTGGTCTTGGATCGCCGCGGTCAGCAGTGCGACCTCGACCGTCCATAGCTCGTCCGACTCAGGCGGTACGGCGGACGCCTGGACAGTGCGGAACTCGACGTCGGCCCAGTTGACGATTTGAGGGATGCGGTCTGCCAGCCCGAGCAGGTAGGCGTTCACGTCACCCTGCAGGAGCGCTTCCTCACGGACGAGACGTCGGAAGGTAGCCGGCGACGCCTTGTAGCTAGCCTCCCACTCCTCGCCACCGCGGATCGCTGCGGTCAGGTGCGAGTGGAGGCTAAGCAGCCTTGCTTGACGGCTCATAGAGCGCGGCCTCAACGCTCGCCTTGAGCGCCTTCAGTTCCTTCACGGTGGCGTCAGCCTTGACGTCCGCGTCCTCGGTCTTCACTACGACCGGCTCTGGCTTCGCGTACAGCTCGCTCAGCTCGTCCTCCTCAACCTCGGCCCAGCCGATCGACTTGCGGAGGGTGTTCTCGTCCTCAGCGCGAGGGTGGAGTGCCCCAGCGGTGACGTACTTCGTGACGGCCTCACTGATGAGGGATAAGTTCTCGTCGCTCGTCTTGCCGACGCGCAGCGTTGGGTACTCGACGTCAGTGAAGTTCAGGTCCACGATCAGCCGGACGGCGGCTTGCTGCACAGCGTCGCGCAGCGTGTTGGCCACGTTCTGTGTGCCCATGTCGAACAGCCGGCTGTGGTCCTCAGACGCACCCTTGGTGCCGCTCGACCCAGACGCACCGATCTCGAGGAACTGAGCCAGGACGTTCTTCATGATCTGGCGGTCGTGGTGGTTGATGCTCGGCTCGACGTCCTTGAGGGTCGCAGCCTTCATGTCCATGAACTCGACGACGTAGCCCTCCGGGTGCTCGATGAACGAGCTCTCGTTGGCACGGAGCGTACGAGCGGCCCGCCGCAGCTTCTCCTTGTCGGCCTTTTGCGCTCCGGCCGGCGTGGTGATCTCAACGACACCGAGGCTCTGGCGCTCGTGACCGATCGCATCGATCTTGTAGAGCTTGTCCTTGATGTACCAGTGCTTGTACGCGGACCGGAGCAGCGACCGTCCAGCCTTGTTGTCGCCCTCCTGTTTGTGCGTGATGCGGAGGATCTTGACCTCAGGGATCGAGAACCGGCCGTTGTTGGTGACCTGTGTCACACCGTCACCGCCGCCCTCCATCTCCCAGCTCTGGATCGTCGTCTGCTTACGGAAGCTGATCATCACCAGCGCGATGCGCAGCTTGCCGTCGACCGTTCGCGGCTCGAAGATCATCTCAAACAGAGAAAAGCCCATCTCCAAGTAGGTGAGGGCTTCATCAAGGAACTTCGCCCAGTTGACGAGGTTGAACAGGCAGTGCTTGACGAGGTCACGGACTTCGATGTCCTTGTCATCTTCGCTCACCGCGTCCACGTCCCACTCAGCGCTGATCACCGGGAACTTGAGCGCGTCAAGCGCGGCGTTGACCGTAGCGTCGTTGCGGCGCATCTCGTCGAATACACGGAGAGCCTGCTCCCCTTGGAGCTTCCAGTTGTACTCCTCGCCAATGATTTGCCCTGATGCGATAGAAGTGCCGGATTCACCGACTTCTTTCGAGAGTTCTTTTCGCTTCAGTATTGCCATCTGCCACTGAATGTACGCTAAAAGCTTTCGTCCATCAATCCCGCGAACTCGCTTTCGTCGTCGGTATCTTCATAGTCGTCGATAGGCTCGACGCGCTTCACGATCAGATCGGTCATTGCGTAGCGACCCGCGTCCATAGCGTGGTTGAAGAGGTCCCGTGGGACGTTGAGGGGCTGGCCGTCCCGGTCGAGCTTCCAGAGGTAGTTGCGCTCCTCCTTGATCAGGTCGGTGTCCTGCTCCAGGACGTAGACCTGCTGGGACTGCACGGTGCCCACGCCGTTGAGCACGGAGTCAGCGCCCTTGACCGCTCCGATGATCGGCACGCCGTAGCCCTTGATCTCGTCGATGCTCTTCGGCTCGCTGCTGTCCCCGATGACGAGCACCTGCTCCGGCTGGTCGAGGATGATCTTCGCGATCTGCGCGTTGCTGAGCCCCTTCGTGTACGCGACCAGCACCCAGACGTAGCCGCCGTTGTACTCGTAGACGTCCACGATGGCGGTTGGGTCGTTGGTGTACCCGAAGTCCAGGCCGCGCCTCACCAGCCGCGCCTCAGGCGGGATCGCCTGGAGATGGATCCAGTTCGTCATGATCTGTCCCTCGTTGCGACCGACGTTGCCCAGGACGTACACCTGGCGGTAGTTCTCGTCGATCCGGCCGTTCTCCTCGATCTCACGGACCAGGGCGGGCTCGAGCGCTTCGTTGTCTCTGTACGTCAGCTTGAGGAAGTCGTGCTTGCGGTGCGGCATCAGCTTCTCGTGCGCCCAAAACGATCCGACCGGGTTGAAGTCGACGATGATCACCTTGCGCGTGCGGCCGGCGAGCTGGCGGTAGATCGGCCAGCTCACGTTGTTGGCCTCGTTCACGAAGAGGATGTCGCGGCGCGGACCGTGCGCCTTGCTGGCGTCGTCCACGCTGAAGAACTCGATGATCGAGTCGTTGTCGAAGCGGTAGACGAACTCGGAGCGCGACCACGCGCCCTCGTCCCAGTAGTGCTGCATCCGCATGATGTTCTGGAAGTCTCGGATCGCACCGAGCTTGAGGTGCGGCAGCGACTCGGACACCACGCTGATGACCAGCCCAGGGTTGGACTGCGCGGTGTGGATCAGGTACGCGAGGATCGAGAACGTCTTCGATGCGCTCGTGCCGCCCTGGATGATGCGGAGCCTCCGGCGGAGGCCGCTGATCTTAGTGAGGGCCGTCGTCTGCTGGAGTGTCGCCGCCATCAGGTTCGTCCTCGTCGTCGTCTAGGACGGTGAGAGTTGCTGGAGCGAGGCCGATCAGGAGCGGCACCGGCGCCTGCTTGACGTCCAGGTCCATCTCGATCTTCGTGCCGTAGCCGTACTTCGCGAGCCAGTCCGCGGCCTTCAGGTCGCCGGTGGCAGCACGGATGATCGCGGCCTTGATGATCGCGATGGCCGGCGCGCCCTTGAATGCGGTGAAGCCAGCCTTGGCGTCGGGTAGCCAAGCCTCGAAGTCCTCGTCGTTGAGCATCTGCTGGATGCGCTGGCTGAGGCTGATCGACCCCTTGGGCCGACCGGCAGGGTTGCCCGAGACGCCCGGCTTGAACTGGGTGGCAGCGCCCACGGAAGGATCGACCCCTGAATTGAGGAGCTTCTTCGGCTTTTCACCTGCCTGTTGGTCGCCTGATTGTGCGGGGTCTGCCATATGGCTCTATTTATGACAGATCCGGCCGAGGAGTCAAGAACAATAGAACCCACACCTAGTTGCCAACATCCCCCTCCGGAGGGTTGATGGCAACAGGTTCGTTGGCCGCGTATTCACTCACGATCTTGCTACCGAACCCCTTTGTGTGAATCTTTTTTAGTTTTCTGAGTGAAATGTAACGGCCGGTATCGATGTTCTTGTACCACATCGTACCTGCGTTATCTCGGAACGCGAGATGAAACTCGCGGGACTCAAGCTCGCCTTCATAGGTCCAGGAAATCTCGAATCGATCGTTTGCGTCGATGACGCCCGTCGACTTCTTATCGTGAACCACACCATGGGTCTCGTGTTGCTTCACGTCAAAGGGAATGTTTGTGACACGGAACTTGTCCTCCGGGCCGAGTAGCGTCCCGTATGGAATCGGTGAGTTGTTACCGTTGTAGATTTTGGCTGTAGCGACATGCTTCTCCCAGCCGTCGCTTCCGTCGGTCTTTTTGTGACCTCTGACATGCAGCCAAACACTGACGTTGTCCGCGAACGCACGCTTCCTAAAGTCAAGATCTTTGGTCAACGCTCGAACGGCGACGGCCACGGCGGCAATGGTGCCGATGCCGCCCACCCATTCGCCAGCGCTTCCCCACTGAATCGTCGGCCACCAGTCTCCCCAAAAGCCGTTCCAGATTTCGACAGCACCATTCCCGAAGCCGCCAAGTACTTTCCAGACACAGTTCACAGTCGGGAGCCTACCGACTCACCTCCACCACGTAGTCCACCAGGGCCTTCGTCTGGCACCGCCGGCATCCGCGCACGACGAACCAGGCCTTGCCCGCGAAGCCGACGTTCTCGACCGTCACGGTCTGCTTGAACGTCTCCCACGTGTGGGCGCAGGTCGTCGGCTTGGTGCGTGCGGTGCGCCGGGCCTCGGCTGCGAGCTTGATGCGAGCGTGGAGGGCGGAGCGGAGGGTGTCGAGGTGGTCGATCACATGTCCCTCGTGCGGATGCCTCGTCTGAAGATCTCGATTGCAACCTTGGCTACTGCGTCCTCGGGAGTCGCGGCGTGCTCGCCCAGGTCGGACCTAATGTCTGCATGACCGAGAGAGAAGTAGTAGGCGAAGTACGTATCAGAGTCCTTGCGGATCCACAGCTTCGCATCGTCTCCTTCGTACTCTTCACTGGGGATTGAAGCAGGCATCTTGCGGAGCAAGTAGCTGAGCCCGTAAGCAGGAGCGACTAGTTCTACCGCTTCGTCAGTGAGAAACGTGCCCGCCCACTCCCCGTTTGCCCGATGAAGGTCACCCCAAAAATCTGCGCGAGAGGCATCCTTCCAGCCGCTTAGCTTATAAAGCTCTCGGCTTAACTCAAGGGAGGCGACGTTCATCGCTCGTTCCTCTGGTCAAACCAGACGGCGATGCCAGTGACGATGAAGATGATGGCGAAGATGACTCCGACGACGATGTAGCTCTGTAATGTGACCATGAAGGTGTTCCTTGTTTAGTTATGCTTTCACTATGCGCCTATCGGTTCAATTAGTCAATACTATTCTTTTGCTAAAGGAACTTCTCATAGGCCCCATTGTTGTACGCGCTCCACGGCGAGAACGATCCCCGCCCTGCATAGATCGCCCACGCAGCGCGGACGTTCGCCTCGGCGTCGAACCGCTCATCGTCGCCGATAAGCCCGCTCGCCACGTGGATGCTGTTGACCTGCATGAGGCCGGCATCGTTGGACCCGTTGCTGTTCGCGCCGTTGAAGGCGCTCGGGTCACACCCGCTCTCGGCCTGCATGACAGCGAGCGCAACATCGACGTCCCACGCGTACTGCGCGAGCAACGGTCGATACTGTTCGCAGCCGCTCGCTGCTGGTGATGGCTCCTTGGCGCTCTGAGAGCTCGTCTGCGGGTCGATCGGTGCGTGAGGTGGCTCTGGTTCCGTCTGTGGTTCAACTAGAACGCTGGCGACGGTGTCTAGCGTTCGAGGGCTAAAGACGCGGCAGCTACGGCTGCGTTGATCTGACGGTCGTTCTCACGAGCCAGCATCCAGCCGGTGATGATGCCGAGGGACGCGGTGACGAGGATGGTCACGATGAACCATGGGAGGACTCGCGACTGGAGCGCTCGCTTGAACGCGTTCGGTTGCTTGCTCGGGATGAACTTGTCTTCGTGGGTTGTGTTGCTCATATTCAGTTTTCCTTGTTTAGTTGTGCTTACTTGACTTCCGCAAAAATGACCTCGGTCGGCGCTGCGTAGTTCTTGATTGCTATTAGGTCAGTCATGTTTGTGTTTCCGTTTATGTTTGACTGTCCTTACTTATACGCCTTATCGTTACAATAGTCAATACTTTTCTGCTATGATCTGGCTACTTTACCGGGACGAACAGGGGTGGGATAACGTGAACGATGAAGAAGAACGCGTCGGCCGTAATGAGGCAACGGACTACATCGGGGGCCTCGGCGTAGAGCTGTACAAGTACGTCAACGGCCAGGTGTTCATCAACGTGCTCAACGAGGACGGGACCGTCACAGAGTGGAGCGAGTCAGACCCCTCCAGCCGATGGGGCGGTACGTGGCGGACCTCACACCCACAGGGACCGATGAAGTACTTCAACCCGACCCTCCGCATCACCATCAACGGTCACGTCGTCAGCGTCCAGAAGCGTGCACACGAAGGATGGGTGCTGGAGGAGAGCCACGAGGGCCGCAGCAGCGACGTCCGGTTCGAGCGGCGCTAGATCCTCCGCACCGCGTTCGCCCACACCCAGGCGTCGAGCTTCGTCCCGTCGCTCATGCTCCATTCGATGTGGACGCCCCTGTCGTTCCACTCGACGGCGTACGCCTCCAGCACGACGGGCTGCTCAGCGAAGCGCACCCAGGCGCGGACCTTCACCGTCTCCCCTCGGCGGGCCGGGCTCTGCGCCAGGTTCAGCTCCTCCGGCGTCAGACTGACCGGCTCGGGACGTACGCCGGCCTCTGCGACCCGCTGGCTCATCAGGCGGTCGTAGTGGTCGGCGTAGCGTCGGTTCGATCCCATGGCGTCACACTTTAGAACGTATCTTCGAACGCCGCAGGCGTGTCGCCTCAACCCGGGCGGCTCTGTTTCGCCTCTCGTAGGCCCTCTCGGCAATGCGCATGCAGGGGCGACAGGGCCGCGGAACTCGGGGAACGTGTGGCGGTAGCTCGTGCCCGCGCTTGCAGTGGGTTGCAACTGCTCTCGGCTTCGACGGCGCGCGACGGATGCCGAAGTACGGCTTGCGGTGGTTGGGGTCAATGAACGGAAGAGCACGGCGCATGTTCTCTTCGGGCGTGACTGCTTCGAGATGATTTGGATTCACACAAGCGCGGTTGCGACAGAGGTGATCGATCTGCATACCCTTCGGGATCTTCCCGACCCAGTGCGTGTAAGAGACGCGGTGAGCGAAGAAGAGGTCGTCTCCTAGGCGGTATCGTCCGTAGATTCGCGGCGCTGAATCCGTTCGCCATTCCCAACAGCCCTCTGTTATGTCGACGTATGACAGAAAGTGGTGAACGTCGAGCAGCGGAATCGGGATGTATTTCGGGGTGTTCATATCTTGCTTTCAGTATCAGACAACATTCACTTATTGTCAACATTGTTCATACGTGCCTACATGGGATCACACACCCCTCCTCCCCTACTACTTAGGAGCAAGCCCACTGAACCGATCACAACCTACTCGTACGTCACGGCCAATGCTCACGAGGCTTCCCTCAGCTTGACAGTTGGGTTCTGGTCCAACCGTGACTTCTTGGTAGTTCGAGCACTCTGTAAGAGAAGTGATTTGATGGTTAGTCACGGCTCACTACACCTGAGGGTGCTCGCTCTTGCTGCCTTGGCTTCATTTTGCGTCCTCATGCTCAGTACGTGCTCATCACGTGCTCAACTGCGCATGTTTTAGGGAGGGGTTACGGCTAGCGTTGCAGTTTGGATTAAAGATAGTCCCGAGAGGGAAGAGGCAAACAGCACGAGCCGTGTCAAGCTCATGAAATACTTCCCCCTCGGGACTATCTTTAATGACAGATCTGCCACTGTTTGTTGTAAAAGTATTTACCAAGTAGCAGCTCTGTCGTATAATAAGACACAGCGAAGAATGACGCCCACTCTACCCGAGTGGGTTTTTCTTTCCCCATTTAACTTGATGGTCCAGCGCTTCTGCGAAGAATGACGATGAACTGAACCTGATTATGAGCCAGGAGTCGAGTTTAGTCAATCTAATCTACTCGAATTCGAGGGAATTAGACTAGGCAAACCGGGCATCCTCCCCCATACTACGAAACATATGGGCGGCGACTTACTCAAACTCACAAACAAGCAGTACACAGTGCCGCCAGACATCAAACGCCCGCAGAGCGCGGTGGACGCTGAGCGGGCAGAAGGTTTGAAGCGAGAGCGTTACCAGTCGCAGATCGTCGAGCGATACCGTCGATACGCTCCACGAAGGCGCTTAAGCGCCGAAGTTGAGCCAGAAGACACAGGACACGACGGCGAAGGTACAAAGGGTTAGAAGCGTCTCGCTCTCTAGGCCCCTGCGGCGACGATGATACGTGCGGTGGTTGATCCGTCGAGTCTTTGGACCGGTGGGCTTACGGCGCAATGGCGTCAGATCGAGGATCTCGCCAGTAGTCGTGTCGACGATCACGATAAGAGTTCCGCGTTCTCGTGGACGTTGCCGATGACATACACTCTCGAAAAGTGTCCATGCCTACCATCATCGTAAGCCTCAAGATGTGAGCTGTAGGTACCCGCAAGTTCTATGGAGTACCTTGCTCGCCACGCGTCCCACTCAACAACGCCGAAGACGTCTTGACCTTCAACTATATCGCCCTCGTAGATCTCGACGCCGTTCTTGTCGTGGAGGCCGGTGAACTGCATGAGTTCGTAACCGGTGCCTGGCGTGGCTATCAGCCAATCGAGTGATACTTGAGATCGAAGCCGGTCCCAGTCCAAGATTTCGGGGTCTATTTTCATTGAATTGCTGGCGCGATACGCACGAAACTTTAGTTCTCTCATTGGTTTTTTCCTTGTTTAGTTATGCTCTTATTATGCGCTCACCTCGAGGAATAGTCAATACTTTTATGCTGCATTAACCGAAGATCAAAGGCGCGAACGCTGAGGCCGTAGAGACAATGAACAACTCAGAGTCGCCCTCACCGTGCTGCTTGATCCAGTAACGCAACTTGGCGGCTCTCTCGTCGTCTGGTGCGATGAACAGCACGTATGGGACGAAGGACTCCGCTGCGTTCATCGCGGCCACGTAGCTCGCCAGCTTCTCGGTGATCTGCGCCTGGCGCTCGGTGCCCATGTCGATCTCCACCCAGAACGCCAGGTTGCGCCGCTTCCCGAGGTCCGCGATGTCGACGAACAGGTCTGGCCGCACGATGACGTTTCCAACCTTCCGGTGGCTCTCCGGCTCAGCGTCGAAGCTCTCGATGCGGATGCGCCCACGCTTCTGGTAGTCCAGCAGCGCCGTGTAGGCGTCTGCGATGGCCATCGTGTGCAGCTTGACCGCACGGAACGGCCAGTACGTCCCCTCCTTGCCACACAGTGCCCAACCCTTGCGTCCAAGCTGGAAGACGAACTGGCCGCTACCTGCCCCTGTGCCCCCGATCATGCGTCGCTCTAGGCGTGCGAGGAACTTCTGCTCGACGAGACGCGCGAGGGCTCTATACATAGGAGTGTCAGAAGAGCCCTCGAAATGCATTGTCCGAATGTGGCCGGCCGCCAGCTGTCCGAAGCGTCCAACGGACAGGACTATTTGGCGGTCACGGTCGAGGAGAATCATGGAAGTGACTATGGGGCACGACAGTACGCGTGTCAACGCAGCGCCGATCCCTGTGCTGGCGCGGATCTGCCGTGGGTCGACCGGCACGTCTCCACCACAGCGATCCTCACACCAGCCAGAGCGACAGAAGTGCGACGTTTTCAAGATGTGGATAAGTCCATACAAATTCAGCAAACAAAAGTATTGACTATTCGTGACATAAGCGCATAATGAGACACAGGAAGAACGCGGGCCATAGATAGGGCCGACAGACGATCATCCATGGATACCAAAACTAAACAAGGGGGACACAATTAGGACAATCACACATGGAAGAAGGCACCTGGAAGATCGAGCGCGCTAGCTACGGCAGCGGCGCTACGAAAGTCAAAGCAACGGATCAATGGGATCCACTCATGCGGACAGCACTCAAGGAGCTAGGACAGCGAGAGACAGAACGAACCGGACAGAAGATTTCGGTCGTCACACTACTCACCAACCTGAGCGTCCGAAACGGCGCGTTCGCGATCGAAAAGAGAAAGGAGCTGCGACAGATACTACGACAACTAAAAGAGGAGAACACACATGGCAGAAGGGTCAGCAGAAGCTAACACGCTCGCTCAAGCGCTCGTAGAGTTCCGAGCAGAGATGACAGTCGTTAAGCGCACTACCTCCGGTCAGGCAGGGTCACGAGCGTATAAGTACGCCGACCTGGCGACCGTCGAGGAGACAGCGCAGCCATACCTAGCGAAGAACAAGCTCGCGGTCACGCAGCCGATTAACACTGAAGAGAACGGGTTCACCTACCTCAGCACCGTCATCCGGCACGAGTCAGGCGAGAGCGAGACGAGTCGTCTCCTCATCCCGATCGAGGGTTTGCGACCGCAAGAGGTCGGCTCGATGATCACCTACTACCGTCGATACGCGTTCACTGCGAACCTCGGCATCGCCATCGAAGGCGAGGACGACGACGGCGACGAAGCTGAAGGATCGAAGGTAATTGTCAGCCGAAAGGCTGCGACTCCGACCGCCAAGCCGGCCAGCGAGAGCCAGGTCGCACTCATTGAGTCCCTGGCGAAACGCAAAGGCAAGGACGACGAGTGGGTGCTCAGCACGCTTGAGAAGGTGAAGAGCAGCGCGCACGCATCTACGGTGATCACCAAGCTCCAAGAGCTGGAGGACGCGCAGTGAACGTGTTCGAGTACTTCAGCGACCACGAGCAGGACATGACGGCCGAAGCCGAGATCCTGGAGCACGAGGCGAGGTGCGCTCGGCCCGGCACCTGCCGAGCGTGCCTGCGCGAGAACCAACCGCGAGACAGTGACGGCCTCTGCGCCCACTGTGTGAACACGCCAGCACGAGCACAGCTGCTCCCACTGCTGGCACCACTACAACTAAGGGGCACAGCCCAAGGAATCTAGAGCATGCCGAAAGCACTCACCAAGATCAAGTTTTATTCGATCGCGCGGGACGTCAAAGACGGACGCCGCACGGTCGCCGAGATGGCGGAGTTCCATCACGTGACGCCTCAGACGGTCCGTACGGTCCGACGCACGAAGACGTGGCCAGCGTTCGTCCTGCACAAGCGGCAGCGCTCGTCATACATCGCCAACGCGAAGGACCAAAAGTTCAACGCGGCGGAGAAGGCGGGGCTCAAGCCTGTACGCCGTGCTACCCCGCCGGTACTGACGAGCGTTGAGCAGAGACTGCAAGACGGCCTGGACCAGCTCGCGCTGGTACCGACACGGGATGAGTTCGAATCAGCCATCGCTGAGTTGAACCGTCGACTCGACCGACACGTTGAGATGATCTCGGCCAAGAAGGACAAGCGAACCTGGCCATGGGGCAACCGCTAGTGGCCGGTACGAAGGCCGGTGCGGCGAAGGCGACTGCGAAGATACTCGCTCGAGATCCGAACTTCTTCAAGAGGATCGGCAAGAGGGGCGGCAGCAACGGAAACACGGGTGGCTTCGCAGCGAATCGCGAGCTTGCCAGCGTTGCCGGAACCAAGGGCGGCCGAATCTCGCGAAGGGGCAGGGCAAAAACTAATGACACCAAGGAGGTGATATGAGTGAATTTAAGGTAGGTGATCGAGTCAAGGTTAGGGACAACGCAGCGGACTTTGGTTCTCTAGAAAACAAGGTCAAGCCCGGAGCGACCGGGGTCGTTGTTCGCTACAGAGTGGGTGGCAGGTACCCCTTCGTTGTCGAGTCCGGCGACCAAAAGGAAGATTTCAACTCTGATCAGCTCTGCCGCGCAACACCTGATTGGAACAATCTTCAGGTCGGTGACGTCCTCGTCGAGACAGACGGCGACGAGCGCGAAATCTTCGCAGTTGTGAACGACCTAGTCGCCCTCCACGACGGAGTGAGCGACGGTCGTCGTGACTTCGGCTGGTTCCATCTGAAGCGTCTTGAAGAGCGCGGATGGACCATCAAGCAGGACTCCCCCGCTGACGACACGACAGAGCTGTCCGTCGCGGAGATCGAGACGAAGCTCGGCGTGCCAGCGGGCACGCTGCGGGTGAAGAAGGACTAGTCATGAAGACAGTCGATTACAGAGAGACACTTGTCACCTACCTGCGCAGTGATGACCTCGACAGTGCAGCGAAGAGTCTTGGCCTCACGAGAGCCGCTCTGGCCGCACGTATCAAAGTGCTAAAGACGGCAGGCGTGAAGGTTCCCAAGCTCCGACGTTCTGGAGGCCTCACCTCTTTCGACGTGGCGCAGCTGAACTCACTCGTGCGCAAGTACGAGGCCGAGAAGAAGCAAAGCAACTAGACGTCGCTAGCCACAGAGCAGTGGCGGCACACGAACACCAGGACGTCAAGGGACCGGTCAGCGTTCAGCGCGCGGATGAAGCCAGGCTCCAGCCGGCGCCGCTCGCACGCAGTGCAGTAGTACCGATCGAGTCCCTGCGACTCCATGTAGGCGACCACGCGGTCACGGAGCGAGTCCGGACGCTGGATCGCCTGACGTGTCGGTCGTCGACCCAGACGGGTCGCGACCAGACGCTGCACCTGACGCTCCGAGATCGAGAGCCCCAGCTCCTCCTTGATGAAGCGAGCTGACATGCCCTTCTGGGCGTAGTAGAGGATCTCCTCAATGTCGTAGCGGTCGTGCATAGATAGAACCATTTAAACACAAGGAGGCACAAATGCCGTTTACAAGATATCGAGTGAGATGTCGATGGGCCCGTTATGCAGTGGGCCGAGACGACCGACTGAAGACCTACGGTGACGTAGAGAAGCTAACAACGTGCCAGGTCGACTTCGTGACGAAGCCGTCCGCCGCGGCGGAATACTGCAGCAGGGAGTGCGTCAATGCTCACCGAGCGCGCCGCGTGGCAGAGCGGATCCTTCCAGCGTCGCAATAGCGTCGAGTCGTGAAAGGTATCTTGTGCGGCGTCCCGACTACGGTACAGAAACGTCGCATAGCTATGCACTAAACGCGGTCAGTTGTCCAATAGCATAGAAGTCGTGACAAAGCATCTCGAATATTGCGTAATCACTGCATTACGCACGGAGAACGTAAAATCGTCAAATCACGTCCGACTGGTGACTTCTCCACAGGTCGCGGCTCGAACCGAGCGCGCGGGACTAACTAACCGTTGGTGTCGTACACCCGCCGTTCGGTCCGGGCTGCGAGCCTCATCTGATGAAGAACAGACGGTCCGCCGGGATTACGCCTTCGTCGCCCCGATTGTGCCAGTAGCGGTGACCGCCCTGAAGCCACAGGTCCACCTTGCTACTGCTGATCACAAAGTGCTCGATGGTCCCGTACACAATTAGCGGGTCAGCAAGCATCCCGCGCTCGATGCGCACCCGCCGTCCGAGATCGTTGCCATCGAGGCCATGCCAGATCTGCCACTGCTCCGCCGCGTTCATGGCGAGATCGTATCGCGCCCTACTAACTAACACCGAAGGAGGTGACATGTACCAAAACCAACTACAAGCAGGGGTCGCGCGATGATCGCGCTCCTCCACCGCGTCCTGCACGACATCGGTCACTGCCCACGCCAACGAGCACACCACCCCTGCGACGGCGGTGAGCGCTGCGGGTGGGACTCGTGAGCGAGCGCCAGCCGCCCATCGACGTCCCGAGCAACGCTGAGCTGCTGGAGTCGATCTTGATGATCGAAGGACGGTTCGGTGACAGTTACAACCGCTTCCACAACTACAGCCTCCGCAACCTCGGCTTCCTCGCCATGCAGGGCTGCCCGCCGTCCCCTGTCGCCACGTTCAACCGCTGGCAGGAGCTCGGCTACCACGTGAAGAAGGGCGAGAAGGCGTACTCAATCCTCCGTCCCATCACCGTGCGCCTCAAGGGCGACGAGAGCGCCGCTGAACCGGCACCTGACACAGAAGCCGAGCAGCCGAAGACGATGCGCCGGTTCAAGGTCGTCCGTGCGCTCTTCCACTACGCGCAGGTGGCCGGCGAAGGCGATCTGCCTCCATACGTGCCGCCGAACTGGGATGAGGACCGGGCACTCGAGACACTGGACGTCAGCGAGGAGCCGTTTCGCCTCTACAACGGGAACGTCATGGGGTACTCCTACGACCGCACCATCGCCGTCTCCCCTGTTGCTCCCTACCCGTTGAAGACACGGATGCACGAGCTGGGTCACGTCGAGCTTGGGCACACGTCCGACGAGCCTGACGAAGACGAGGAACTCGGCGGGATGCACCGTGGCACCGCAGAGTTCGGCGCGGAGTCGACGGCCTACCTGGCGATGCACCAGATCGGCGCGGAAGACCAGATGGATCCGGGCGAAAGCCGCGCGTACATCCAGCAGTGGCTTGCCGGTGGTGAGCCGACCGAGACAGACATCCGTCAGGTCTTTGGAGCCACCGACCGGATCGTCAAAGCTGGTCAAAATAGCATTGACCAACAAGAATAGAAATGCGAATATCAGTGTGGATGACCGTTATCGTCCACTTAGGCGGTGAGCGTCAATACCGTGGCAGACGTACCGTGTGCGCAACGCAAAGAAGCACAGCCGCCTCGCACCTTGAACAAAACGACAGATTGAGCACGTGAGAAGCATGAAGGAAGAATGCTAGGCGAAAGTTACGCCGATGGCAGCGAAGACGGAGACGTCTCGCCGGGGTGATCCTCAGTCCGATAACTGCCCAAACTGCGACGTTCGAATCGTCGCCTCACGATGCAGTCGTTGCACAACCTTTGGTCGACGGGTAACCACCCTCCGCTCGTCGACCTCCTAGTTCCGCGCATGGAATCCCACCTTGCGTGCGCGGAACTAGGAGGACACAACTATCGAACGCACCACTCCCCCAGATCCCACCGGCCCCGCTCTCTTCAGGCTGGAGACGCTCTACGCCCTGCAACCTACCGAGACACGGGCCGAGCACGCTGCTCGCATCGAGGAGCACCGCTCAGTCGTTCTGGACCGCATCGGCTGGGTGAACTTGCTCCGTGAGGACCGAAGCATCGGCCTGGCCGAGGAAGAAGCCACTCCCGAGTTTTGGGCGTGGGCGGAAGAGAACGAAGACACCACGGACCAGGCGCTCGACGAGCTGGTCAGAACGCTCACGCTCCAAGCGGACGCCGCTGCTGCTCAGCGAGCCCTCGCCGGCCTGACTGACCGCACGCTCCGACTGAGAAGCCGGAGGCTTGGTGACGGAGACCTGCATGCGTAGGGCGATGCTGCCCAACACCGAGTCGGTCGTCCAGCAGCGGGTCTGCCTCTACTTGAAGACCCACTACCCCGACGTCATCTTTCGCTCAGACTTCGCCTCCGGTCTGAAGCTCACGATCGGACAAGCGAAGCTCCACAAGAGCCTGCAGTCCAGCCGTGCTTGGCCGGACCTGGTGATCTACGAGCCGAGAGGCGTCTCTCAGGGTCTCTGTATCGAGCTGAAGCGAGACGGAGTGGTCGTCTTCAAGAAGAACGGGACCCTTCGCGCTGACGAGCACCTGGAGGAGCAAGCCGCGATGCTCGCTGCGCTTGAGGACCGTGGCTACACAGCACGATTCGCCATCGGCTACGACGCAGCGGTGGGCCTGATCGAGGAGTACTTCGCTCCCGCCTCTTCGTGATCGGAACTGCGCGCCTAACACCGGGCGTGCTAACCAACCACGAGAAGGATGTGATGAGATGCCCAAGGGCCTCGTTGTACCGGCTGACACAGAGCAGCCGCTGGAGCTTCGTCAGTTCGACGACTTCACCGAGTACCAGAGAGCGGTCGGCGGCACGTTCGACGTGATCGAGCTGACCAACCCGGAGTCGTCGCTCTACCTGAACGACGAGGGCAAGATCAAGAACCTGCCCGCCAACCTCAGAGCCACTTTGCTTCTGTGGGCACACAACAGCGACTTCCGGCATCGGGACTTCATCTCGGGCGACGTCGTCCTAATGGGCGGCGTAGACGAGGAGGGAGACACCGTCAACGTGCCGGACGAGCTGATCAACCTGCTCACCAAGACGAGCCGCTTCAAGACCCAGGTTCAGACGGGTGGCGAGGACTGGGCCGGCAACGGCATGACGTTCGACACATGGACGTCTGCCTACAACGCTGTGCTCGACCTCGCTGGTCGCTGGCTCCTGGTGACCGAGGTCCGGGTCATCCCTGCCTGAACGTGAAGACCCCGCAGCCAGCGGGGTTTCTTCTTTGCGACACGCCCGAGATTTAGCTCTGTCATGACAACTTTACCGAGCTTCGCCTGATGACCATGGAACACCACAGAGCGTCATAGGGCCTCATAGCGGCTGATAGCGGTGGACGCTCAGGACAAAGTCTTTCGACATCAGCGGATCGACACCAAAGGTGGTCGGTACTCTAATTGCAACGGAGAGAGAGCTAGTCGATACGGGACAAAGTTCCGGTTCGACGTCACTGAGTGAGGGGAATCATGTCTACGAACGACATCGATAAGGAGCGCAACAACGAGCTTTGGCGTCGGGTAGGGGTAGTCACTGCGCTCGGCAGCTTCGTGCTCAACGTCATTCGAGTCTTCACCAGGAATTGAAAGGGCCCCCACCCCCCGCGAGCGTTCGGGTCGCTCAAGCGAAGGGTGGGGGCGTCGGTGGACCGGTCAGGAGTTGGGCTTGTAGCCCTTGCGACGGCCCTTGAGGCCATCGGCGTTCTCCAGCACGGCGCTGATGTTCGGCGCGAGCTTGTTGAACTCGGCCAGGGTGACGACCATCTCGGTCGTCTCCCCGTTGCGGATCTCCAGCGACACCAGGTTGGCGGCGGGCTTGAGATCCTTGACCTCGATCGGGAGAGCGTCGAACTGCTTCGGCTCATCGAGATCGGGGTGACTGCGGACGACGATCGTGACGATCTCGTCCTCGGAGGCTTCGGCACCCGTGAGGTCCGAAACCCTGATCTGGCGGAACCCCATCGGGATCACACTCCTTGTGGTCGGACGGGCACCCTGTGTGCTCGTCATGCCACTACTAAGAAGCATTTGTCCCGCGGCGTAAAGCGTGGAAATTACAACAGACTTAATGACCTCTGTTTGAGATAATAGAAGTACAAATGCAAGACCAGTTCGACCTAACCACGTACGTCAGCGAATCCACTCAAGCTAGTGGCGTCCCGCTGTTGGTCGAAGACCAGGCTGTCATCAGCTCGGCTGCTCATCATCTGTCTCGTCGCTCGGATCATTGATCGCCGCGGGCCCGAAGAAGAACGCGGGATCTGCAAACCCGCTACGTCTCGTCGTGCTCTCCCCGTCATCCGGCTTAATCGTGACGTCAACGCTTCCGTGAAGCCCCGAACGGAACCCCTTGAGGGACCGCTCGATCTCGTAAAGAGACTTTGCGGCGTGGTGCTGAGTCCGAATCTCGGTGTGCATCCTCGACTTGAAGACTGTCCAGTCGAGCACGACCGGCGTCTCAATCTGCTGGCCCTCCAGGCCGTCGTAGATCAGCACGCCATCGTGGCGATCCGGAAGGTCGGTCCCTCTGCGCTGCGGCGATGTGTCCCAGACCGTCTTCCACTCCTGTCCTGGCGCAAGGATCGGAAGGGGCGTTGGGAAGCCGACGAGCCGAAACTGCTCGGGCATCTTGGACCGTTCCGGCCATGGGTCGATCTGGATGCGGATGTCCCTGGCAGCCGTCTGACCGAAGTTCTTGACGACCAGGTTGATGATCTGCTCACTCGCTTCGCTCGGCTCCATGTACGCGACCACGTATGGCTGGGAGCGTTCGATGTCGAGCCGCTTCGTCAGGTCACGAGCTGCTCGCGCCTCCTTCACCTGGTCTCGACCGACGACGAAGGCAGCCACCACAGCGACGAGAGCGATGACTCCGGTCCCGAAGGTCGACCAAGCGGACAGGGCGTCGAGAGCGGTTGCGGCGGCTGAGGAGGTCATGGCGGCATCATGCCAGGGACCCCCGACGGGTCTCTCGCTCGCGCGCCATGCGTGGTGTACTTTGCAACTCCACGCCTCGTCGAGGAACAGCACTCCCCGGGTGGCGCGGGCGACCGCGCCGGGCCGGATGCGGCCGCTGCCCCCGCCGACGATCGCTGCGGACGAGGCGGAGTGGTGCGGACTCTCGAACGGCGGTCTGCGCACCAGCGCGCCACCGGTCGGCGCTCCGACCAGCGAGCGCATGCAGGTGGCCTCGAGCGCTGCATCGTCGTCGAGGTCGG